ACCAGAAAATAAATTCGGTGAACCACCAAAAAGAACAACACTTAAAATTTTAAAACGGAAATCAATCGAATTGAAAGATAAAAATGTTACAGGCTAAATGGATAGGAATATGTTTACTTGTTATAGGAGTAATAATTTATTGGTCAAGTCTGATAACAACGATAGAAACACAGAAAACAGAAATATCACAATTATCTGCTGCAATAACAATACAAAATAATGCAATCGATGTTGCATCAAAAGAACGAGATAGACTCCAAAATGAGATAAATGTGACAATTGAAAAGAATGAAAAAATAAATGCTGAAAATAAGAAATTAAAAAATGACATAAATCATAGACCAGCATCAAATAATTGTGAAGAAGCATTTGCGTATTTGACGAACACCGCAAGAGAGGTAGCAAAGGAATTCAATAAATGACCAAATTAATAATGGTGGTATTTATATTACTGATATCAGGATGTAATACAGTCAAATACGTGAATGTCCCAGTTTATACACCAATTGATATAACAATGCCAGAACGACCTGTTTTATCCAGTATAGGTGGAACATCATACGATATTATAGGTAAAAACATAGAAAAAGATTTAATTGACCTGAAATCATATTCAATTCAATTAGAATCATTATTGAAAGATGTGAGTGGCAAACAAGGTCAGAAAGTTGTAATCAATAAATAACTAAAAGAAACATTTGAAACACCAATTTAAAGGAGCATTATATGAGTTTGCTATCTGCCGGCATTGAAGTTAAAGAGAAAGATTTCTCACAGATAATCCCATCTGTGTCTAGTTCTGTTGGAGCAATCGCAGGTAGATTCTCGAAGGGGCCGATTGAAACACCTATCCTTGTTTCCTATGAAGATGAGCTTGTTTCGATTTTCGGTGAACCAAATGATTCTAATGCAAATGAATGGCACACATGTGCAGAATTTCTGAAATACACTAATGCATGTTATGTCGTTAGGTCAAGAAACACAGGTATTACAAATGCAGATTCTACTGGGGCTGCTGTAGATGTAGTAAATCGTGATGAATACGAATCTATATCATCTGGAGACAGGACAACAGCAGGTGAATTTATTGCTAAGAACCCAGGTAAAGTTGGAAATGGCATTGGTATGATTATGGTTGATGCTGGAACTTGGGCGGCATTCAATGTATGGTGTGATGCTAATTTGTCCCTGTTCCCTAATGGTGTTTCACTCGCTTCTTACTTCAATGGTGCACCAAGCACATCATATTATGTATCATCTAAAGCAACAGATTCTACAGCAAAGAATGATGAATTGCACATATTGGTATTAGACATCACTGGTGCAATTTCAGGCGTACCATATACAGTGCTTGAAAAATTTGAAGGAACATCTAAAGCAGCAGACGCGATTAACTATCAAGGTTTGACTACTTACTATGTTAATGTACTAAATGAATCTTCCAAATATGTTTGGTGGTCTATGCACCCAACTGCAACTTCAGGTGGGTCTATCGTATCATTTGGTTCAACGTCATTCGATGCAGCTGCAACAGGAATAGCATTCGCACAATTAAATATTGTTGCATCGCCTAATTTCTTTATCCAGACATTGTCGGGTGGAGTAGATGGAACACCATCGACCGAAGCAGAAATTAAATCTGCTTATGATAAGTTTGCAAACAAAGATTTGTATTCAATCGATTTAATTATGACTGGTGCATTTTCTGTTGGCACATCAGGTGCTATCGAAAAATATGTATTAGAGAATATTGTAGATACTAGAAAAGATTGCATTGGATTTGTTTCTCCTCATCAAAGCGGAGCACCAATACGAGATTCGATTAATGCAGTATCTGATATTGTGGCGTTCAAGGGTTCAGTTGGTGTATCAGACATCATAGGGTCTTATGGCTTTATGGATACTGGAATGAAATACATTTTTGACAGATATTCAAAGAAATATCGTTGGGTACCATTGAATGGTGATATGGCTGGATTGGCAGCAAGAACAGATTCGACAAACGATCCGTGGTGGTCATTCGGTGGGTTTAACAGAGGTGGTGTAAAAAATGCTATCAAACTGTCATACAACCCAAATCAAGCAGATAGAGATGTTCTATATCCTAAGGGAATTAATCCTGTTATCGTAGATTCTAATTCTGGCGTAACATTGCTAGGTGATAGGACTATGACAACAAAACCATCCGCGTTTGATAGAATCAATGTTCGCAGGTTGTTCATTTTACTTGAAAAATCAATTTCAAAAGCTTCTAAATATACACTCTTTGAATTTAACGATAATTTCACTCGAGCACAATTCAAAAATATGGTAGAGCCTTTCCTTAAGACAATTAAGGGAAAACGAGGTATCACAGATTTTCTTGTGAGATGCGACGGTAGCAATAATACAGGAGAAGTTGTTGATAGAAATGAATTTGTTGCAGAAATCTACGTGAAGCCCGCGCGTTCAATCAACTTTATCACTCTTACATTCGTTGCAACTCGCACTGATGTATCTTTTTCAACTGTTGTGGGAGCTTAATAGATGTCTATACTTAATTTTAAAGCTGCTTTACTTGGTGGTGGTGCCCGCGCTAACCAATTTCGTGTTACATTAAATTTTCCTGGATTCGTTGCTGATGCATCATCAGCAGCAAACAAGGCTCAATTTTTGTGCACAGCAGCCACATTACCTGGCCAAACTATCAATGTGGCGAGTGTTATGTATCGTGGTCGTGAAGTTAAATTGGCAGGTGAAAGATTGTTCCAGAACTGGCAAGTTACTATCCTTAATGATACTGACTTCGATATTCATAATGCACTAGAATCTTGGATGCAACAAATAAATAACAAACAAGAAAATTCTGGTATGACAAATCCTTTGTTATATACGACTAACATGAATGTAGAACAATTGGATAGAAATGGTAATACATTAAAGAAATATACTTTTCAAGATGCTTGGCCAACTTCGATTTCTCAAATTAATCTTGGGTTCGGTCAAAACGACCAAGTTGAAGAGTTTCAAGTTGAATTTGCCTATGGTTGGTTTGAGACTGATGCATATAAGGGAGCATCTGTGCATCTTTCTACTCCTCTTGGTTCTATTTAATTATTAAATTTACATAATGCAAATATCGGAAGAATTACTTAATCTGTTTGGTTTAAAAATAAAGAGCAAAGTACCTGAAAAAGAATTATCGGGTTCTCTTGCAATTGATATGGACGTCGATGGCGGTGGAATCACGTCATCTTTATTGTCAAGTGCTGGAGCTTTTGGTACTTATCTTGATACTGATGGACAAATAAAAACAGAAGTAGAAGCAATTCGCAAATATAGAGAAATATCTCAATTCGCTGAAGTTGATATTGCCATCCAAGAAATCATAAATGAAGCTATACCACAAGAACAAGATACTAAATTAATAAAACTGAATCTTGATAACTTAGATGATATTGTTTCAGATAATGTCAAAGATAAAATAACTGATGCCTTTGACGTTGTATTAAAGTTATTAGATTATGAAGATAAGGGAGTAGAATATTTTAAAAGATTCTACATAGATGGCAGACTTCCGTTCCAAATAATTGTCGATAAGAAAAACACAAAAGACGGCATCCAAAAATTAGTTCTGTTGGACTCTCAAAATATCAAAAAGATGAGAGATGTCACAACTAAAACTAACGCACAAGGTGCAATCATAATAGATAATGTTGAAGAGTATTACATATATAATGAAAATGGGTTTGGAGTAGCCAAAAACATACAAGGAACTGGGTCAAATTCAATAAGTAATTTGAGAATCAGTCCTGATGCTATCATATATGTAACAAGCGGTCTAGTAGATTCGAACAGTGGAATGATTCTAAGTCATTTAAATAAGGCAATTAGACCTATCAATCAACTTAAAATGCTAGAAGATGCTACTGTAATTTATTTTATTGCTCGAGCACCAGAAAGAAGAGTATTCTATGTAGATGTTGGAAATCTACCTAAATTAAAAGCAGAACAATATTTGAAGGATATCGCTAATAGATATCGTAATAAAATTGTATATGATGCTAAGACTGGTGATGTCAAGAATGATAAGAAATATATGTGCTTGGCAATGGACACAAAAGTACCTTTGCTTGATGGCAGAACTCTAACCATTACAGAAATTGCAGAAGAACATAAAGCAGGAAAAGAACTTTGGGCGTATTCGTGCGACCCAACCACAGGAGCATTTGAACCTGGACTGATTTCATGGGCTGGTGTAACTAGAAAGAATGCAAAGGTTGTACGGCTGACATTAGATAACGGTAAAGAAATTGTTTGTACGCCAGACCATAAATTCCCAACTTGGAACAATGGGTTTATTGAGGCGAAAGATTTGCCAATTGGCGAATCAATGATTCCCCATTATACAAAACAAGAATATTTAACCGGTAAAAATACCAAAACAAAATTACCATATTTACAAATTTTTGAAAATGATAAAAAGAAATGGACATGTGTACATCGGGCAGTATCAAAGTGGAAAGATATAAATAATATTCAAAATGAGTTTGTTTTTGGAGAATCACATGAGATAAAGAAGACGGTACATCATGTGAATTTTGATAAGAATGACAATTCCCCAAGTAACTTAGTTAGAATGAATTCATCGGACCACATGGCATATCATGCTAATATTACTCATAATATATCACCTGAGGCTAGATCAGCAATGGGTAAAAAGGGAGGTGCGGCATGTTATGCAATGAGAAAAGGTATACATGGATTATCGACGGAAGAACGTATAACTGTTTGCAGTAAGGCAGGTAAAGTTGGTGGTTACATGTCTTCTACAACAGGAAAATCTCAAGAAAATCTATCTAAAGGTAGAGAAGTATTGAGTATGCTTATTGCGGACGAAGAGTGGAATGATAAGTTTAGAGAGAGCCAAAAGTTAGGTTGGACAGAAGAGAAGCGCGAAGTTGCGGCAGAGCATGCAAAGAAAAGAAATCTTAGCAAGCAAGGGAATGATTATCTAATTACACAGTATAAGGATGCAGATTCTGAACTTAGCAAGAACCATGCGACAAAGTATACGACACAATACCCACAAAGTATTGTGGAGGGCGTGAAATATTGCGCAAAGCAAAAAATGACAGTAGCAGATGCAGTATCTTATATTAATTCCGATACTGTGGCGTTAGTCGAATTTGAGAGTGCGAATTCTACAAAAGTAATGGTTGGACAAAAAGATTATTCCAAATTGAATAAATATGATATTGGAAGAATATCAAACTTGGTGGTGTCAGCAGGTGGGTATTCGCAACTCAAAGAGTCAATGGAATTTAGAAATCATAAAATTACAAAAATTGAATGGTTGGATGAAACAATTGACACAGGTTGTTTGACAATTGATTCAGAAGAAAAATATCATGGACATCATACATTTGCTCTAAGTGCAGGAATCTATTGCAAAAACAGCATGTTGGAAGACTTTTGGATGCCTCGCCGCGATGGTGGTAAAGGGACTGAAATCACAACATTGCAGGGAGCACAGAATATAACTGGATATCTGGATTCTCTCTCGTGGTTTAAAGAAAAGATGTATGAAGCACTTAATATTCCAAAGAGCAGATTAAAAGAAGAGACTGGTTTTAATATCGGCCAATCACAGAATATTTCAAGAGACGAAGTAAAGTTCCAAAAATTTATTGATAGATTGCGTAATAGATTTGGTCAATTATTAATTGATTCTCTTAAAACGCAATTAATACTTACACAAGTATGTAATACGGAAGAATGGAATGAAATCAAGCAATATATCAAACTTGATTTCCAAAAAGATAATTTCTTCAGTGAATTAAAAAATCAAGAGATAATGACAAGTCGTTTTACAATGATACAACAATTGGACGATTATCTGCAAAAATATGTGTCAAAAGAATGGGTGCAACGTAATGTTCTAATGATGGCGGATGAAGACATTGAACAAGAATCTGCTAGAATGAAAAAAGAAAAATCTGATATAAGTGCTCAACCTAATTGGAAGATTCAAGGACAATTCCAACAAGACCAACAAGCAGAAATGATGCAACAACAAATGGATGCTCAGGACGGCAATACGGATCAACAACAAGAACCACAGAATACTGGTCAAGTGCAACAAGGTGAACCAGCACAGGAATACGACCCGCAGAATTATCGGAAATAATAAATAAACATATCATTCAAAGGAGTAATAACATGTCAGTAGAACAATTAATCTCACAAATAACTGAAGGTTCTGATGATGCTAAAATCACATTAGAATCTATCTTGATGTCAAAAATCGCAATTAAATTGGATGAAATGAAGGCTGCTGTCATGAGTGACGCACTCAAATCAAAAGATGATGACTCTGATGACTCTGATGATAAAGATGATGACTCGGATGATAAAGAAGATGATTCTGACGATAAAGAAGATGATTCTGACGATAAAGAAGATGATGATGAAAACGATTCAGATGATAAATTGAATGTAGGGTCTGGTGCTAAAGATAAAGCCGAAGTCAAGGAATAAAAATGAAACTTATCACTGAAACATACTTAGAGGGTATCGAATCACTAGTAGAAAATACTTCTACTGGCAGAATATACAAAATAGAGGGACCATTTGCTACTTATAATAAAATAAATGCAAATAAAAGAATGTATACCGAGTCTGTGATGACGCCAGCAATGACGAAATATATCACAGAAAAAGTAGCAACAGGTAGAGGATTCGGTGAATTAAATCACCCGCAATCTCCTCAAGTTAATTTCGAGCGAGTTGTGATGGTTATAGAATCGCTGAAAGACAATAAAAATGGTCACTGGATTGGTAAAGGTAAAATTATCAATGAAGGCATGGGCAAAATTGTAACTGCGATTATGGAAGCAGGTGGTAAAGTAGGTGTTTCTACTAGAGCACTTGGAACAGTTAGAATGCAAGAAGGTATTACCTATGTGAATAATGACCTAATGTTCTCTGCAATTGATGTGGTGAGTGATCCCTCTGGACCTGGGTGTTTTCCTGAAATGGTATCAGAAGCATATACTGACTCCGAATGGGATATTTTAGAAGATGGTAGAATTATTCAATTATCAGTAGATAGAGCAATAAAAAGATTAGATGAAGCCAAGGTACTAAAATCATTCTCTGAAATAATGCTCGATTTAGCGAGAAAAAACAAATAATGCAGATGCATCATATTGTTTATGAATACTGATTTTAATAAATAACCATACAGGTATTATAAATAATTTATAATTCACAATAATTATACCAAATGTCAATAAATAGAAGATAAGCAATAAACAACCAAAAATGCTCAAGTCTTTCAAATACCGACTTTATCCAAGCGAAAATCAAGCTGATTATTTAAATCAGAACTTTGGTGCAACTAGATACCTCTGGAACCATTTAGTCGAAAATTTTAACTCTTATAAAAAAGGTGAAGTAGCAACCAAAGTAAACGAAAAGACACTAAAGGAAGAGTTCTTGTTCCTTAAGGACGTAATCAGCTACGCGTTGCAACAAAAACGACTGGACTTTGATGAAACGAAGAAACAATTTTTCTCGAAAACGAGGAAAACCAAGCTCGGCAGAATGAAGTTCAAGGCAAAAGGTCGCTGTGCCGACTCGTTTAGACTCCCTGGGCAATCTGTAGGATTCAATGAATGCATTGACTTTGAAAAGAACACGATAAAGATTCCAAAGATTTCTCCTATCCGTATCGTAATTGACCGAAAATTCAAGGGTCAATTAAAGTCAATTACGATTTCAAAAAATAAAGCAAACCAATATTTTGTTTCCGTTTTAGTAGATGAACCGCTAGAATTGAAACAAAATGCCGGTCGCTCCATCGGCATTGACCTCGGGTTAAAACATCTGGCCATCCTTTCGGATGGCACTAAGGTAGACAATCCGAAGTGGTTTAGTTTAGCAAGAGCCAAGCTAAACTAAAACGAGCACAGCGCAGTCTAAGTCGTAAAAAAGGTCTGGGTACCAACAGAAGAAATAAGCAAAAACTCGAGGTATCAAAGATTTACCTTAAAATCGTGAATCAGCGAAAATGGTTTCTGCACAATCTTTCTTCCTGGTTAATAACAAATTACGACTTTATTTGCACTGAAAATTTAAGAGTAAAGAATATGGTCAAAAATCATCGGCTGTCAAAGTCAATTCACGATGCGTCTTGGTCGGAATTGGTCAGGCAACTGAATTATAAATCGAATTGGTACGGTAGAACGTTCACCAAAATCGATACTTTTTTCCCATCTTCTAAAACTTGCAGTTGTTGTGGACATAAACTTGATACTTTGTCACTCGATGTCAGAACCTGGACTTGTCCAGTGTGCCAGACAGAACATGACAGAGACATTAATGCCGCAACCAATATCCTCCATAAAGGTCTAAAAGACGTTTATGGTTTTACATCGGCTGAATAGGTCGATTACAAACGCAGAGAAGCAGTTAGTCCCGATTTAGGTGTGAATTTACACCCGAATCTGGCTTCTTCGATGAAGCGTTTAGCAAGCATAGACTTTACAAAAGTTTATGGTTTTGCATGATTATAACAAAACTTAAATTTGGTAAATAACATGAACGATTTTATACCAGCTATACCAGCTAAACCAATTACACATTCTTTGCTAGAAAGCATTTCTTTAGTTATGGAAGCCAAGAAAAAGATAGGTGAATACACAAATGGTTCAAATGTGAGTAAAGTTTATAAACTCTCTGGAGAACACAACGAAGGCGACCCGTATGTTGTCCACCTTCATAAAGATGGAAAACATTATGAACCTGCTGACTACTTCACGAATGATGAAGAAGGTGCGCATGTAACTGCAAAACATATGGTGAAAGAGGCTGAAGATGTTCCATCACATGCATGGTCTTCTTATGTAAATTCGCCATATACTCACACAATACATTATGTTGATAATGAAGGTAACTCAAGAAAAACAGGATGGTATGGTGACACTGATGATGATGTTAGAAAAGAATATAGTAAGATTATGCCAAAAAATAAAATCATTAAGATTGAAAAGAAAAATTCAAAAATGAATCTGTCTTAGTGAAAAACCCAACTGCTGAAAAGTTTTCATATGAAAAATAGAAAGCATCAGGAAAAGCAAAAACAAAAGGAAAACGAACATCAAATAAATTGTTTCAATATAATGAAGGAAAATTGAAGAAGCGTGGAATTGATGGAGATTCATCTTGGCACGAAAATGAACCTAGATAGAAGAATGAATTATATGATACTGCAAAACTCATGGTAAAAGAGTAAAATTTAAGAAAATAAATTTATAGATGTGAGAATAGTGATTTTAATAAATAAGTATATGAATACAAAGGAGCAATTAAATGAATTTAGAAACAAAAATTAAGGCCATTCTAGCAGAAGGTTCTGGAGTACCTGGTACTGATGCTACTCTTGGTACAAAACAAGCAGAAACACTGAAATCATCAGAGTCACAAGATGGTGATGGTGGAAAGACTGCTAAAATTAAAGCTAAATACACTACTACTAAAGGCGAAAAGCTTGATGATATTAGCAAGGGTGGTGAAGTTGATCCTAAGGCTAAAGAAGAAACAGCAAAAATCAATGACAAATATGTATCTGGTTCTCAAGAAAAGTTGAAGGAAGAAGCATTTAGTGCATTGTTCACAGGGGAAACTCTGACTGAAGAATTTCAACTAAAGGCAAAAGCAATTTTTGAAGCGGCTGTTGAACAGGTATCAGAAGCTAAAATTGAAGAATTACAAGAAGAATACCAGTTTAAACTGGACGAGGCAGTAGAAGAAGTAAAGGGAGAGCTAGTCGAACAGATTGATGGATATCTCGAGTATGTTATCGAGCAGTGGTTGCAAGACAATGCAGTTGCCCTTGAGAGTGGTATAAAAGTGGAAATGATGTCTAGCTTTATGGAAAATCTGAAGTCTGTGTTTGAACAACACTACATTGATGTTCCTGAAAGCAAAGTTGATGTTGTTGAAGAACAAGCTTCTCATATCGAGGAACTTGAAAAGCAACTTCTTGAATCACAAGAATTAGCCCAACAAGCTGATATTGAAGTACAAATCATGCAAGCAGAAGCAATCATTGCTGAAGCTCAAAGTGGTCTGACTGCAATCGAAGCAGAAAAGCTATATTCTCTTGCTGAAAATATTAACTTTGAGACAAAAGAAGAGTTCAAATCTAAAGTTGATGTGCTTAAAGAATCTTTCTTCCGCAAGCAATTATCTGCTGACGATAAAGAAATCTCTCAAGAAAAAGCAGAAACTGTTACTGAATCTAAACATTCAGACGTCGAAGCTGTATTAAAGGCCTTGCGCCAAGATTCAAAATTAATTCGTAGTTCTAACTAAAAGGAAATAAAATATGTCATATTTAAATGAAGCATTGGAAAAATGGGCACCCGTTCTTGATGATGAACAAACAGTTGCCGAGCATGGTGCTCTTACAGGCGATCGCCGCCGTGTAACTGCTATCGTGATGGAAAACACAGTACGTGAACAGGACAAAGCAGCTCAAGCACTGCAAGAAGCACTTCCATCATCTAACACATCTAATACAGCTAATTACGACCCCGTAATCGTTGGTCTATTGCGCAGAGCAATGCCTAAGCTAATCGCTTATGATTTCTGTGGTGTTCAACCAATGACGATGCCTACTGGTTTGATTTTTGCTGCTCGTAATCGTTATACTAGCAAGACTGGTGCAGAAGCTCTGTTCAATGAAGCAGATGCTAGCTTCTCTGCTGGTGGTGATACAACGGGAGCTGCTGGTACAAACCCAGTCGGTGCAGTTGATGGTCTTGACCCTTGGGATGCTACTCCTGGTTTCACTAATCCTACTGGTGTTGCAACATCATCTGGTGAAGATTTTGGTGGAGCTACAACTCTAAATCAAATGACTTTCACAATCGAAAAGCATACCGTTACTGCTGTTGAACGCGGCTTGCAAGCAGGTTACACTGTTGAATTGGCCCAAGATTTGAAGGCTGTTCATGGTCTTGATGCAGAAACAGAGTTGTCTAATCTGCTGAGCAATCAAATCATTGCTGAAATGAACCGTGAAGTTGTTCGTACCCTTTATAAGGTATCTACAACTGGTGCAGAATTAACTGCTACACCTGGTACATTCGACCTTGATGTTGATGCAAATGGTCGTTGGTCTGTTGAACGCTTCAAGGGTTTGATGTTCCAAATCGAACGTGAAGCTAATCGTATCGCTCAGACAACTCGTTTGGGTCGCGGTAATGTTCTTCTTGTTTCTGCTGACGTAGCTTCTGCCTTGGCAATGACAGGTAAATTGGATGTCGGTGGTCTGAAAGATGGTGAAGTACTTACTGTCGATGATGCCGGTGCTACATATGTTGGTACATTGAATAATAAGTACAAAGTATTCATTGACCCCTATATGGCTAATGGTGATGCAAATCAATTTGCTGTTGTTGGTTACAAGGGTGAAGGTCTGGGTAAGGCAGGTATGTTCTATTGCCCGTACGTTCCATTGACTAAACACAATGCTATCGACCCTAATACATTCCAACCAAAGATTGCATTTAAGTCTCGTTATGCACTTGCAGGTAATCCAATGAACGGTAACAATGCTGCTGATGCTGCACCTGCATTTAGCCTTGCTGCTAAATCGAATGCATTCTTTAGAATCTTAAGGGTTGCAAATATTTCCTAATTTAATTAGGTTGTATCACAAATAAGAGACCTCGCTTCGGCGAGGTTTTTTATGTCTGATAAATAGTCACATAACACATTGAATAGAAAGTTTAATTAAATGACAATAGTAAATTTAGATGACATTGCTTCGATAGGTTCTGCTAGTATGCATAGTGGTGATTTATTGACATTTGACCCTCTTGTTGTTAATAAATTTTCTTTGATTATACCAAATCAAGAAAATGTAACATTCTTCTTACAGCAATTCTCTTTACCTTCAGTTGATGTTGCTGAAGTCATTGTAAATACTAGACACGTCGATATGAATGAAATAGGTGAAAAGATGCAATTCAATCCTTTCACTGTTAATATCCTAGTTGACAAATATTGTAGAAATTGGTCAGCAATTTATAATTGGATGAAACAGATGACAGTTGATGGTTCTATTGTTGGTAAGACTGAAGATATTATTCTTATGGTAGATGGTAAAGAGTTTATTAGATTCTATGGTTGTTGGCCAGCTTCATTGAGCGGTTTTAATATGGATTCTACTATCGAAAGTGTTCAATACCTGAAAGCAACATTAACATTTAATTATGATTATTTTGACCTCATTGGTGAGTTTGCAACAGGCGATTCTGTTTATAAATAATTCATTCGAATATCTATTCAAAATCATCATTTAATTCATCAAACCCTTATAAGTCTTATTTAAGTCTTATATAAATCATTTAATCTTTATTTAATAGTAGAATATCATCGAGGCACAGTCTAATTTTGAACGGTTGTCAAGAATTTGTCAACTATTTTTGATTTTTTGACAACTTTTCATTAATAATTCATAATAAATGATAACTTATAAAGATTATTAATCATGGCAGACATTACAGTAGAAGATATGCTCGTCGAATGGAAGAACGATGCTATCATAAATGAAGCAGAATTGTCAAGGGAGATTATCAGAGTCCCCATGCTTCATTCCAAATACCTCGAATATTATATTCATTTCAAACGTCTATTAGCCAAAGCAGAATCAACGAAGAACAAACTCGGTTGGACAAAAAGGAAATATTTTAGAGGTGAAATGGACCTTAGTGACCTAAAGAAACATGGATGGTCCCAATGGAACGGATTAAAACCATCTACATCTGAATTAAATCAACTTCTCGAATTTGATACTGATATGAACGACATTGCAAGGGTTGTTGCAGAATTAAAGACTGCTGTTTCAGGTTGTGAATACGTAATGAATCAATTGAAAAGTAGAGAATACTCGTTGAAGACAGTATTCGAGTATCAAAAATATCTAAGTGGCAATTAATATATGACAGACATCACACTTTCAAAAAAGAACGAGTCCTTCATTAATATTGACTGCGACATTGGAATCCTTCAAGAACTATCTGATTTCTTTACCTTCTATGTCGAAGGATACAAACACATGCCAAAATTTCGAGCCGGTGTGTGGGATGGAAAGATTCGCCTTTTGGATATGAGATTTGGTACATTACCTACTGGTCTAACTACTGAACTCGTTGAGTACTCTAAGAAACTGGGGTATTCCATTTCATTTAAACCCAATAACTTTGGTGTTCCAAATGAAAAAACAATGGTAGATATAGAAACCCTCAAAAAGTGGATTTTTGACCTAAATATTCATACTAAAATCAATGGGTTAGAAACACGAATTGACGTTAGAGATTATCAGGTGGAAGCAATTTATAACTGCATTCACAATCAAAGACAGGTGTCAGTTACACCCACTGGTGGAGGTAAATCACTTATTGCATATTGTCTTTATAGATGGTACTTGGAGCACGATGTTAATCATTTTTTGCTAGTTGTTCCTACTTTGAATTTGGTGAAGCAGATGTATTCGGACTTCAAAGAGTATAGCAAAGCAAATGGTTTTGATATAGAAGCTAACACACAGATTATAGCCGATGGTGCTGATAAGAATATCAATAAAAGTCTAATAATTTCCACTTGGCAATCAATTTATAAAATTCCTAGTAAATGGTTCAATGATATTGATTGTATATTGATGGACGAGTGTCATCAGTGCAAGTCTGATGCTATAAAAGGGATATTCGAGAAAGCCATTAATGTAAAATACCGATTCGGTGTGACAGGTTCACTTGATAAATCTGCTGTGAATAAATTAGTAATCAACGGTATGATTGGTGACATATCTAAAGTAAAAACAACAAGGGAACTAATCAATGAGGGTCACTTATCTGATATAAAGATAACATGTATTATATTAGGATATAACAAAGAATCAAAAGCATTAATTAAATCTGCTGATTATCAGACTGAGATTGATTTTCTTTGTCAACATAAGAACAGAAACACATTTATAAGCAAACTTGCTTTAAGTAGGACAGGTAATTCATTAATACTCTTTAATTATATTGAAAAACATGGAGTGCCATTATATGAAGAAATCAAATATCTCGCAACAACGCAGAAGGTCCACTTTGTTTCTGGTAAAGTCGAGGCAGAAGACAGAGAACGAATTAGATTACTTGTACAAGATTCCACTGAGAATAACATCATCGTCGCTTCATGTGGAACATTCAGCACGGGTCTCAACCTCCCGAGGATACACAACATCATATTCGCCACTCCAACAAAATCAGTCATACGAGTCATGCAATCTATTGGTAGAGGATTGAGACGTTCAAAAGATAAAGATTACCTTAGATTATATGATATTGCTGATAATATCGTACCATCAAAGTATAAACCGAATGCAACAATGCGACACTTTTTGGAGCGTTTGAGAATATACAACGAAGAAGAACACCCTTATAAAATAATAGAAGAAATGATAGAATGAACATGACATTAATGATAGTAAAACTATCTACAAGTGAGACTTTGTTAACTGATTTGGGTGTTGACGAAGAACATAAGATATACATTCTGCTTAATCCAATTTTGTTGAATAGCGCCCAGACATCAAAAGGAGAAGTGACTATCGCGTCCCAGTACATGCCTGGTATCTTCGACGATGTTATTTTTGTTAGATTCGATTCGGTTATAACGTTGTGTGAAGCGAGTCCATTTTACAGAAAATTATATGGCACTGCTCTACTTCGTGCATACATTCAGCACGAATCTCAACAATTAGCGGCTGATGGTAATGAGGATGAGGAAAACTTGTTATCTGTCAGAGTTAAATTGAAAAAAGTTGAACTTATGACTCATTATGGTATCATAGATGAAGAGAAAGATTCAACAACTACATCGGTGTCATTACATTGAATAAACTAGACGAAAAGACATTTTATGTGTCAAATAAACAATTATATGAAGAATATGTGCAATGGTATATTGCAATAAGGGAAGCGGAAGCAAGTGGTAAGGAAATTCCACCAATTCCTCCTTATATAGTTGATGCAATGATGAAAATTGCGAAACGATTGACATATAATCACAAATTCATAAATTATACATTCAAAGAAGATATGATTTCTGATGCTCTTTATGATTGTATTAGATTTGCTACAAAATTCAAAGAAACATATTTTTCAAAGACGAAGGGACAAATCGAAAAGGGTAATCCATTTAGTTATATTACAACTATTTGTTTCAGAGCATTTTTTCGTAGAATAGACAAAGAAAAAACACAGAAATATATCAAAGCAAAACTCGTCGCACAATCGCCGGATAGTGATTTTTTCGACCAGCAGTCCGGTGATGATGGTAATGAATATGCAAATCAATATATTGAATTTCTTCGTGAAGTTGGATATTCAGAGGATTCTTTGCCAATGAGTATAAAACGCAATAAAAAAGCCAAATTGTTGGAAGCTAGGGGACCTTTAGATGAGTTTGAATAATTCGTTCTGTATTTTAGGTGACTTGCATATCGGAGCAAGAAATGCATCAATGATATTGTGCGAATATCAGATTAGATTTTTTGAAGATGAACTTTTTCCTTATATGGAAAAACATGGTATAACAGAAATATTACAGCTAGGTGACATATTCGACTCGAGGAAATTTTCAAATCATGTAGTATTACACCAATGGAAACTACGTGTATTTGATGTTATGCTTCAACGAGGATATTCGATGATTACATTGCTCGGTAATCACGATATCGCCGCTAGGAATTCGCTCTCTGTGAATTCACCAAAATTGTTCCTCTCTAATTATAGTAATTTGAAAATAATAGATGAGCCGACAGAATTAATTCTCGGCGGTCAATCTTTCTTGTGTGTCCCTTGGATTTGTTTAGAAAACGAAGAAAAAATTAAAGAGTCGATTGAGTCTACTGATTCACTATATTGTGCGGGGCATTTTGAATTTTCTGGTTTTGAAATGCAAAAAGGAATTTCATCTCATGGTGATACAAATTCCAGCGATTTTAATAAATTCGATTTAGTATTATCTGGACATTATCATACGAGGAGTAAGAAACACAATGTATTATATACAGGAGTCCCCTATGAAATGACTTGGGCCGATTATGGAGACCAAAAGGGGTTTCACATATTTGAGTCAGCTAAACACAATGTAAAATTCATCAAGACAAAAAGAACATTATTTAATAGAATAGAGTATAACGATAAAGATATTAGTCCATCGGTACCCAATAATATAAAGGATACTTATATTAAGGTTGTAGTGATTAATAAAACGGACCCGTATGAATTTGATAAATTTATCAATAATATAAATCTACAAGCACCAGCAGATTTAAAAATAACAGATATTGATATCGATTTTACTGATAGTGATATAGAGTTGGAATTAGAGGACACAAAAACATTGATTGATAATTTTATCATACAATTAGATACTGACATGAATAGAGATAAGATTAAAGACATGATGCAGGGGCTTTACATCAGAGCACTGGAGACAGTTGAATGAAAGTAATTTTTAAAAGTATTCAATATTCAAATTTTAGGTCGATAGGTAATACTCCAGTTAGAATAAGTTTAAATAAAGATAAAACCACACTTATATCAGGTACAAACGGTACAGGCAAGACATCTTTGTTGTCTGCTCTTTGTTTTGGTTTATTCGGTCGAGGATACGGTTCAATCAATAAACCTTCTCTTATCAATAGTATCAATCAAAAGAAATTAATGGTTGAACTTGAATTTGAAATAGGCAAAAAAGAATATAAAATTCGTAGAGGGATGAAGCCTAATATTTTTGAAATTTATGAAAACAATAAGTTAATTAATCAAGACCCAAGTATTAAAGATTATCAAAAGGTATTAGAACAACAAATTTTAAAATTTAATTATCGTGCTTTCACACAGGTTGTTGCTGTTGGTGGAGGTGCAGATTATACCCCTTTCATGCGTCTGTCTGCTAAAGACAGGAGAGAGTTTATCGAAGATTTATTGGATATTCGTGTTTTTTCTGTTATGAATACTCTAATAAAGGAAGATAATAAGAACATTAAAGAAACATTAAAAGAATGCGATTTTATGCTCAAATCTATAAAAGAGAGAGTAGCATTACAGCATTCTTTTGTGAAGAAATTGAAAAAAGATAAAAGAGAATCTGCCGACAAAATTATTGAAATAATTGAATCTTTTAAAGAAAAAAATACAAAATTTAATGCAGAATTAATGGAATTAAATAAAAAACTCAACGTGTGTAAAATTAAATTAGAGGAGCACACTAAATTAGATTCTGCTATTACTGATATGAGGTTAGCCAATAAACAGCTTCAAATTAGATTAAATAAAGCAAAAGAAGAAAGCAAAAATTATGAGAATGTATCTGTGTGTCCTACATGTTCTCAATCATTACCGGAAAAACAAAAATATGAAGTTATTTTAGAACATACTAAAAATATCAATACACTCCAAAATGATATACTTGAGTTAGATAAGAAAGAAAAAGAAGTATTTGCTCTAATGAGCACATACGATGAATATATCAATAGATACCAAAAATACTCAACTGCAATATCAAATCTGCAAAATGAGATATTCTCTAACAATAAAGCAATCAAATTGGCGAATGAACAATTGGAATATAACCAAAATGATATCAATGACATAAGTGTAGAAGAAGATAAATTGAAGGATATATCTAATGAATATATGTCAATCGAGTCGAAAAAGAAAAAGACATTAGAAATTCAACAATATCAGGAATTAGTTCAACAAATTTTGTCTGATTCCGGCATAAAATCAAAAATCATCAAGCAGTATATTCCTACAATCAATGGTCTTATCAACAAATATTTAGAAGACTTCGAGTTGTTCTTATCGATGAGTCTCGATGAAACATTCAACGAATCTTTTAAGTCTAGGCATAGAGATACATTTACTTATGATAATTTTTCTGAAGGTCAAAAAAGAAGAATTGACATATCAATATTGTTGACGTGGATTGAAATAGCAAGAGCTAAAAATGCTCTGCATACTAATATCGCCTTCTTCGATGAATTTGACTCCATGTTAGATAAAGATGGTTCAGATTTATTTTTGGCTGCATTAAAAAATATATCTTGTGATAACATATTCATAGTGAGTCATAAAACTGATATTTTGATGGATAAAGCAGATAATGTAATCGAATTTAGATTGCATAATAATTTTACTGAGATTGTAAGTGATTGATTTTATTTAATAATTGACATTTAAATCGAATCGATTATAATGATTACATCAATTAAATAACATTGTATATAAATCAAATGAAAACATACAAAGTAGAAGTTTTTGATGATTGTGGTGACAAATACTGGTTTTTGAACAATAAATTACACCGTAAGGATGGTCCTGCTGTTGAATGTGCTAATGGGGACACTAGATGGTATTTGAACGGAAAAGAATACACTGAAGCAGAATTCAATGCCAAGATGAATCCAGTAAAAGAATTGTCTGTTGCGGACGTAGAAAAGTTGCTTGGTTA